TGTGCCGGGTGGTCAGGACTATATTACTCAAAATCCTTTAGAAGACATTACCATGATGGCTACACCGACACTGGCAGACCAACAAGCGCGTTTGCAGTTTCTGAATACGCAAGATGCAGCAGTCGGAATGGGTCCTTATACTGAGCAGGAAGCCGCGATGCGTGGTCTGGACTACGCGAGGCGTCAGGGTATGAGCTTGGCAGATGCCGGTGCTGCTTTTGATATGAGCGAAGACGACGTAAGAGCGCAAGCGGACACTTTAGGAATTGATTTGGGAGCCTTGGGTTTTGCCCACGGCGGCGAAGTCGAAGACTCGCGGGACGCGGCTGTCGGATCACGGCTCATGGCCCACGCAGGGATAGGCAGTATGCAAGCCAAAAACATGAGTTCCCAGATGGCGGACTCACTAGATCGCATTATGGCGAGGAGAAAGTAGATGGCTAATGGTGAAGGCACTACGCCGATGGTAGAAAGGCTTCGGGACAGCACGGATATGCTGGAAGTTGAGCAGGACGTACAGATTGCCGCGCCGGGCACGTTTGCCTCTCCTGATGACATGGATGTTGACATAGAGATTGTTGAAGAAGAAGACGGTGGAGTGGTTGTAGATTTTGCGCCTCAAGATGAAGTGATGATTGACGAGGGGGATTTCTACCGTAATCTGGCAGAGGACATGGACGAGGTAGTGCTAGGAACTTTATCCAACGATTTGCAAGGACAGTACGAAGGGAATAAGGAAACCCGCAAAGAGTGGATGGACACTTATTCCGAGGGACTCAAGCTTTTAGGTTTTCATTACGAAGAGCGCACTCAGCCGTTTCGTGGAGCCACGGGTGTAACGCATCCGTTACTTGCTGAAGCAGCAACCCAGTTTCAGGCACAGGCTTACAACGAGCTTTTGCCGCCCGAAGGTCCTGTTCGCACTACCATCATGGGTGCGTTGACCAAGGAAAAAGAGCAACAAGCTCAACGGGTTAAGCAGTTTATGAATTTTTATCTGACGGATGTTATGGAGGAATACACTCCTGAGTTTGATCAGATGTTGTTTTATTTACCTTTGGCGGGTTCTACGTTTAAGAAGGTGTACTATGACGCCGCGCTAGAGCGTCCGGTAAGTACCTTTGTTCCCGCGGAGCATTTAGTGGTTCCGTATGAAACGTCTAACCTTGAGACGTGTCCGGTCATTACGCACGTTGTGCCTATGTCAGCTAATGACCTTAGAAAACAACAACTTGCAGGATTCTATCGTGACGTGGAGCTTGAGCCACAACAAGCTGACGATAACGAAGTTCAGAAGGAAATCAACAAGATAGAGGGCGTGGACCCGTCGAGCACGGTTAACTACGACGTAAACTTGTTGGAGTTTCATGTTGAACTGGATTTGGAAGGCTTTGAAGACATGGATGACGAGAATGAGCCTACCGGTATCAAGCTCCCTTACATCGTAACGATTAGCGAGGAGAAAGGCACGGTGCTGTCTATCCGACGTAACTATGCCGAGGACGATCCTAAGAAAGAGAAGATTGCTTACTTTGTGCATTACAAGTTTCTGCCCGGTTTCGGTTTTTATGGCCTAGGACTGATACATACAATAGGCGGTTTATCGCGGACTGCTACTGCCGCGTTACGTCAGCTTATTGATGCGGGCACTTTGTCTAACTTACCGGCGGGCTTCAAGGCCCGTGGTCTACGAGTCAGGGACGACGCTGATCCGTTACAACCCGGTGAGTTCCGAGATGTGGACGCGCCCGGTGGTGCGATACGAGATAGCCTCATGCCGTTGCCGTTTAAGGGTCCAGATACGACCTTGTTTCAGTTACTGGGGTTTGTAGTCGATGCGGGCCAACGCTTTGCTACTATTACCGACATGAAGGTAGGTGATGGCAACCAGAGCGCGGCAGTAGGTACGACGGTAGCCATGTTGGAACAGGGCGCACGAGTAATGAGTGCGGTGCATAAACGCTTACACTATGCCATGCGTAAAGAGTTTAAGATTCTGGCGCGAGTAATGCACGAGTCTTTGCCTCAAGAGTACCCCTATTCTGTTGCCGGAGCAGATCAAACTATTATGGCACAGGACTTTGATGACCGTATTGATGTGGTTCCGGTGTCTAATCCCAACATATTTTCTCAAGCGCAGCGTATTGCGTTGGCTCAGAGTCAGTTAGAGCTTTCCATGCAAGCGCCCAATCTGCACAATCAGCAGGAAGCGTTCAGAAGGATGTATGAAGCCTTGGGCGTTAGAGATATTGACAGCATTTTGAAAGCCCCAGAGCTTGAAGAACCTCAACCTAAAGACCCTGCACAGGAAAATGTGGACTCACTGGAAGAGACCGCCCTACAAGCCTTTGAAGGTCAGGACCATGACGCGCATATTATGGCGCATTTGACGTTTATGGCGGGTGGAATGGTGCAGCAAATGCCTAATATCATCGTAGCGTTGCAGAAACACGTTCTTGAACACGTTAAACTCAAGGCCAGAGAGCAAGCGGCTATCCAGTTTGTGCAGCAGAACCAAGGTCAACCGGCTACGGAGGACCAGATGTTGCAGGTTGAGGCGATGGTAGCGCAGATTGTGGCTCAAGAACTGACCGCGGTGCGTGAATTAAGCCAGCAAATCATGGGCGGAGGCCAAGAAGAAGGTCCTGATCCGTTAATTGCGCTTAAACAGCAAGAAATTGACCTCAAAGGCCAGAAGACACAGGCAGATATTGCTAACGATCAGGCAAAACTAGGTTTAGAAGAGCAAAAAATGCAAGAAAGAAGCCGTCAGTTTGACGATCGGCTAGAATCGCAGGAAAAACAGACTGAACAGCGCATAAATGCGTCAAATATGCGTGAAAACATGAGATTACGTGAAAAACTAGGAGAAACTCCATGAGTAGAACAGTAAGAACCAACGGTGCTCCGCCACCTAAGACACCTACCGCTACTAAATTTGAAGTAATTCAGGATCAAGGCAAAGCGCCTTTTAATGATTACAAAGAAATACCTACACCTAAGAATTTAGGCAAAGGCACGGTAACTACGGGTACGTGTCGGGGTATGGGAGCCATGTTGCGCGGTGGTAAATTTACAATTAGCTAGGTGATTTATGCCCCTGAAGAAAGGTAAGAGTCAAAAAACAGTTAAAAGCAATGTTAAGCAACTAAAACGCGAAGGTTATCCGCAGAAACAAGCGGTAGCCATCGCGCTAAACACCGCCGGTAAGAGCCGACGCAAAAGGAGACGTTCCACGTGAAACATTTCTGTCTAATTACCCTATTTCTATTGAGCAGTTGCTCCGTTTCTGAAGACATGATCGCTAACAAAGAATTGTATTGTTCGGGTGTCTACAAGGGCATACGTGCTGTAGGCCGTGTAACTACAGAAGTTACCACGGGAATACGGATTCCTGATGTGTGCGATACGATTGACGAGATCGTGGAGGAAGACGCCGAGGGAAAGTAGTGAAAAACCTCGAAGCCCTAATCAAATTGTGGGTATTGCTCAATGAAACTTAGTGGATTACTTAAAACGCTTGCACCGACAATCACCAAGACGATTGCCTCTAGCAATCCGGTGGCGGGCATGGCGGTCAAGATACTGGCTGACAAGCTAGGCATCGATGAGAAGAACCCCGCGAAGATTGAAAAGTTTCTGGAAAAGAACCCAGATCGGGTAGCCGAGGTTAAAGAAGCAGATCGAGAGTTCGAAGATAAGATCCGCGAGATGGAGATCGATCTTGAAGCCTTTCAAACAGAAGCCGAGGACGCCAAAGACGCACGGCGGCACTTTAGCAAGGACCGAACAAGCAAAGCTTTTGCCTTGATTTCTTTGATAGGATTCTTAATATATTGCTTCTTTGTCACTTTAATGGGAGCAGACGTTGATGCTGCTACTACTAACTTGGTTATTGGCTACCTCGGAGGTCTTGTATCATCCGCCGCCTCTAGCTTCTACGGGTCAAGTAGCAGTGTCCGAAAATAAAATGGATAAATTAATCGAAACACTAAAACGCCATGAAGGCGTTAAAACTCATGCCTACAAAGACTCTTTAGGAATACTGCACATTGGCTGTGGAAGGAATATTGAAAATTCTAAGGAACATCGCGGTATCGGTCTTAGTGACGAAGAAATTGATTTCATGCTTTCTAATGATATTGCTCGTACCATACAGGAATTAAGCGAGGAGTATCGTTGGTTTCAAGAGCTAGATGAGGGAGCACGTCGTGACGCAATCATTAATATGCACTTTAATCTGGGCAGATACCGTTTTGCTAAGTTTGTGAAAGCTATAGGCCACATGGAAAGCGGAAACTACGACGCCGCTGCCGCTGAGTTTTTGGATTCGCGTTGGGCTAAACAAGTTAAAGGTAGAAGTTTAGAAGTTACAGACATGATAAAGACTAATACTTATGTCTGATCCTTACGTCTTCAACGCTACCGTTCTCAAAATAATCGATGGAGACACTATCGATGTGGATGTGGATCTTGGCTGGAATATTTCTGTTGTTAATCAGCGTATTAGGTTGTTCGGGGTGGATTGCCCGGAGTCTCGCACTAGAGATCTGGAAGAGAAAAAATACGGACTTCTCGCCAAAGAATTTGTCCAAGAGTTTTTACCAATAGGTTCTCAGGTGTTGTTGAGAACACATGAAAAAGGAAAATACGGCAGATACCTTGGGGATTTCAAACGGTACGATAAATGGCTATGCGCTGAGTTAATTAAGCATTATCACGCTGTAGAATATTTTGGTCAAAGTAAACACGCAATCAAACAAGCACATCTGGAGAATCGTAAGAGAATAGTATAAGATTAGTTTTGATTTTATCCGACACTAAGGAAATCTAATGGATGTAATCAATTTAGCTCAATTTATACAGAAAATAATAAGAGGAAGACGGCAAAACGTAAGAGAAATACTGGAAAACAACGGCGTTCAAAGCATGGAGCAATATCAAAAGCTAATGGGAGAAATGGACGCTTTATTTTATGTAGAAGAGGAACTCACGAGCCTTTTACAAAAACAGGAGCAAATAGATGACTGAATCAGCAATAATCACACCTCAAGGGGTTAGCGCCTCTAGCCAAACCATAGACAACTCCTATGTCCCACCGGACGACCGTGTGTTAGATCCTAGCACCTTAAAAGATTCTTTATTAAATCGAATGCCTTCTCCGACAGGTTGGAGGTTACTAATCCTTCCCTATCGAGGTAAAGGACTAACAAGCGGTGGCATAGCTTTAAGTAAGCAAACTATTGACGAAGATCAAATACAAACTGTCGTGGGTTATGTATTGAAACAAGGTCCTCTTGCTTACAAAGATAAAGAAAAGTTTCCGTCTGGACCGTGGTGCAAAGAAAAAGAGTGGATTATTTTTCCTCGTTACGCTGGATCTCGTTTTAAAATAGAAGGCGGAGAAGTTCGCATTTTAAATGATGATGAAGTGATGGCGACGATTAAAAATCCTGATGACATTTTGAGTTTCTAAGGACAAGTCAATGGCAAACGAAAAAAGTAATACCCATGAAGTTGAAGACGGGCAAGTTGATTTAAATTTCGAAGAATACGAAGAAACTACTGTTGATCTGCCCTCGGAAGAAAAAAACAAAGAAGAACCCGAAGAGGAGGTAAAAGAAGAACCTCCTAAACAAGAAGCCAAAGAACAACCACAAACTTCGGAAGATGAGCATGATCAAGTTTCGAAGAATGTACAAAAACGGATTGATCGTTTAACTAAAAAAATGCGTGAGGCAGAACGTCGGGAACAAGACGCTATTAAGTATGCTCAAGGTGTGCAAAAAGAAGCGCAAGAACTAAAAAACAAACTTCAAACCGTGGACGATGGCTATATGAACGAATATGGCAATCGTTTAGAAATAGAGCAAAAACAAGTAGAAGCAGAGTTGAAACAGGCAATGGCGTCCAATGATGCCGATGCGGTTATTGAAAAACAAAGGAAACTAGCTCAACTAGCGGTTTCTGCTGAAACGTACAATAAAGCACAACGCGCTCAACAAGCTCGACAGCAACAAGTTCAGCCACAGCAAGCGCAAGCGCAACCACAGCCACAAGTTCAACCACAGCAAGCGCAACCCGCGGAACAGCCGCCTGATCCAAAAGCGGAAGAGTGGGCGTCTAAAAACGATTGGTTTGGTAAAGATGAAGCCATGACTTTTGCCGCTTTTGGTATACACAAAGGCATGGTTGAAAACGAAGGATTTGACCCACAGAGCGATGACTATTATGATGAGCTTGATTCTCGTATCAGGGCCAAGTTCCCACAAGAATTTAATAACGGTTCCGGCAAAAAACCCGTCCAAAATGTAGCTGGAAATTCCCGCAGTAGAAGTAGAGGACGCAAAACGCAAGTTAAACTCACCCAAAGCCAAGTCGCTATTGCGAATAAACTTGGGGTGCCACTAGAAGCATACGCGAAATATGTGAAAGATTAGGAGAATATGATGTCATCAACTAAAAAAGGGTTTGAGGGCACCAAAACTCCTCGCGCTACAGACACTAGAGAAAAGACTCAACGGCGTAAGCCGTGGGCACCCACCTCTAGTTTAGATGCACCACCTGCGCCCGAAGGGTACAAACATCGGTGGATACGTTCAGAAGCTCGTGGGTTTGTTGATACAAAAAATGTATCGGCAAGATTACGAGAAGGATATGAATTAGTACGTGCTGAAGAATATCCTGACTTTGAAGCGCCGGTTATTGATTCAGGTAAATATGAAGGTGTCATCGGGGTCGGTGGGCTTATGTTAGCTCGTATACCTTTGGAAACCGTAAAAGAACGAAACGATTATTATCAAGGTCGCGCTAAAGACCTGCAAGATGCGGTAGACCAAGAGTTACAGCGAGAGAACGCTCACAATACAATGACGATCAGCAAACCTGACCGTCAATCTCGTGTAAACTTTGGTGGTCCTCTGAAAGAGTGACCTTTTAGGAGAATAGTCTCATGGCAAATCAAGAAACAGCCTATGGTCTACGTCCTATTGGTATGGTGGGTAGTGGTCCCAATTCAACGGGTATCACGGAATATGAGATAGCAACGAATAACACCAATGCTATCTTTAACGGCGGTATTGTCGTTCCTCTAGCCAGTGGATTTATTGATCAAGCGGGTGATACCGCAGGTGGTACAACTCAAGCACTAGGTGTGCTTACTGGAGTTATGTATCACGATTCCGTGCAAAAGAAACCAGTTTGGCTTAACTATTGGCCCGGTTCCAACAGCGTAAGTGTAGACACGAACCATCCTGTCATGGCTTATGTTGCTGACAACCCCAATCAGATATTCCAATGTGCTTCTGATGCCTCTTTGACAGATAAAGCGACTGCACAAACAGCCGTTTTTTCAAACACTGACTTGGGCACATCTGCCCGTACTGGTTCTACCGATACAGGCAAGTCAAACTCTCAAGCCAGTGTTGCAAACATTAATACGACGGCTACTTTACCTTTGCGTATTGTGGGCATCGTAGATGATGATGCAAATGATGACTTCACTGCGGCGGGTATCCCGCTCAAAGTGCGGTTGAACGCTCACTTTAACGCAGCAACTCGTTCGTTTGATTCCCAGACGACTGCTGACTCAACTGGCATTTAAGGAGGCCCTAAATGACTATTTCTCGCGCTCAATTAGCGAAAGAACTAGAACCCGGCCTGAATGCTTTATTTGGGTTGGAGTATGATCGGTACGAAAACGAAGCAGCAGAGATTTTTGAATCTGAAGGTTCCGATAGGGCTTTCGAAGAAGAAGTTATGCTGTCTGGTTTCGGAACTGCTCCGGTTAAATCTGAAGGTAGTGCAATTAACTTTGATGACGCGCAGGAAACTTATACTGCTCGTTACACAATGGAAACTATTGCTCTTGCTTTCTCCATTACAGAAGAAGCTGTAGAAGACAATCTTTATGATCGTCTGGCGGCCCGATACACTCGTGCATTGGCTCGTTCTATGGCTCAAACCAAGCAAATCAAAGGTGCAACTGTACTGAACAACGCTTTTTCTACTGCATCACCAATAGGTGATGGAGCAGCATTGTGTTCAGCAGCTCACCCTAGTTTGTCAGGTGATCAGTCTAACTTGTTAGCAACTCCTGCTGATTTGAATGAGACTTCATTAGAAGACATTCTTATTCAGATTGCTGGATTTACTGATGAAAGAGGATTGAAAATAGCTGTTCGTGGAACTAAGTTATTGATTCCTAAAGAACTTCAGTTTATAGCTGAAAGGATCATTAACTCAAACCTACGTCCGGGTTCAGCAGATAACGACATAAACGCAATGAAATCAATGGGAATGCTCCCAGAAGGCGCGGTGGTAAACCACTTCTTCACTGATGCCGATGCGTATTTTGTCAAAACTGACTGCCCTAACGGCTTCAAACTCTTCAACCGTACTCCGCTTAAAACAGCGATGGAAGGAGATTTTGATACAGGCAATATGCGTTTCAAGGCTCGTGAGAGATACGCTTTTGGCGTCTCTGATTGGCGTTGTGTCTTTGGCACACCGGGCGCATAGTAACTTTTGAGTTACACAAAGAGGGCGGCATTATTGTCGCCCTTTTTTTATTGGTTTATACTGCTATTGTTCACTGACTATCACATCCCGTGATAGACACTAGCCACGACAGGAGAACACTACATGGCTACACATTTTAAAGGCCCGATTCTTTATTCGGCAGCCCAGAAAGGGCTTGAAAATTTAAACATAGGCGTATGGCCTGATCAATGCACTAAGTGGGACGATTTCGTAATGGAATTAGACACTGGCTGGACTGTTGTAAAAGACGCTGGCGCAGACGTGTCTATTGCAGCAGACGTAGCTAATGGCGTGTTGGTCATTACCTCTGCCGCTACCACTGATAACGATGGCGGATCAATCCAAGCTAATGAAATCTTTAGACTTCCTAATGTCCAAGGTGAAATGGTTTACTTTGAAACACGAGTCTATGTAGATAGCACATCAGGTTCTGGTGTGGGTCAAATGGACGCTTTCTGGGGATTGTGTGAAAACTTTGCAACTGACCCCGAAAATGGGTTTTTGTCGGCTAACCGTATTGGTTTTCAATTAGATGACGGCAGTGCGAGGCTTCGGTTAATTACCGAAAGTGGAGGCACTGAGACAGAAACTGTCTTGGCAAGCACTCACGACATGACTGACGGTACTTTCGTTACATTAGGTTTTACTGCAACCAAAGGTAAGGCTACTAATGGGACTGACGTAGTTCAATTTTATGTAGATAAGCAACTGGTGGGAACACATACAACGCACGTTCCTACTGCGAATGTGACTCCAGCTATTATTTCGGTTAGCGGAGATGGTACTGGAACTAAAAGCATGGGCATCGATTACGTGCTAACTGCACAAGATCGGGGTGTTGCTTACAACTTGAGTGTATAGCATGGCTACGACAACTCGTAAACGTGCTCGAAATGAAAGCGGGAAGTTTAGAGGGGATGACCCCTCTACTCCCGATATTAATGAAGCTTGGGAGGACACTACCGTGGCTACTAAAAAAGCTCCAGCTAAGAAAGCCGCAGCTAAGAAAGCACCTGCTAAAAAAGCTGCTGCTCCAAAGGCAAAAGCCGGATTACCACATCCGGGAAGTGCTGCATACAAAGCCATGATTTTGCGTGGCGAAATTAAGGAGTAACTTATGGCGGGATCAGATGTTTTTTCTACCCATGTCTTGTCGTCCGAGATTGCCGCTGCCGATCCAGATGGTGTTTGTACTACACAAAGCACCAGTGGTGCAGCTAATTTAACTATAGACGGCGCTCTTACGGACGGAGGTGTGGCTACGTTAGTTCCGGCGCGAAACGCGACAATAACTTCTGCCGGTTCATCGGAAACGGGTAAAACTTTTACTTTTACGGGCACAGATGCCAACGGAAACGCTGTAACAGAGGCTATTAGTGGTCCCGGTTCTTCAGCGACAGTTAGCACGACCAACGTATTTAAAACGATTACTCAGATTGCTGTCAGTGCAGCTTTGACAGGAGATGTTACGGTGGGTAGTGGGACCACTGTTTCGGAAACGATTTTTGCAGGAAGGGCGCGTATTAGAGGCATTTATTTTGTAAATACCAATAGCGCAGGTCCGTTGGCATTTAAAAATGGAAACAATGGCGACACTGTAATGACTTTGCAAACTGCGGGTACTCAAAATACTGCGGATTATCCAGACATACCCGACGAGGGCATTTTGTGTGCCAACGGGGTTTTTGTTAATTTCTTGGCCGCTGATGTTGCAGCTTTTACGGTGTTTTATAACTAATGGCTACGACCAAGAATGTAGAGCGTTTACCCAGTGGGCGTTTGAAATACCGAGGCGAAACTTTTGCGGGATACAACAAGCCTAAAAGAAGTGTCAAAGGGGCTAAAAAGTCGGTTGTTTTGGCGAAAAAAGGAACTGAAGTAAAGTTAGTTCGATTCGGTGACGCCAATATGACTATTAAGAAAAGTCAGCCCGGAAGGCGCAAAAACTTTAGAGCTAGACATAATTGTGACACGGCAAAAGATAAATTTACGGCTAGATACTGGTCATGTAAAGCATGGTAAAAGACATAGAAATTACGATTACGGAAGAAATAAGGTCTTGGTCTAAAGAATCTTTAGAACAAATAAACCCTAATTTTGGTAACTTACCACCGTGCCCTTATGCCGAAAACGCTTGGGAGACGGATCGTGTAGGTATTGGATTTAAAAGATCGCCCTCGTGGCAAGACCTAACCACTATATTGTCAACTTGGGACGATAAGTATGATCTGACTATATTGGTTGATTTGGATTATATGAAAGACCGAGAGCGTTTTTACGCTTACGTGGATGGTTTAAACGAAGGGATTGCTCAAGGTATTTTTATCGACAAAGATCTTTGGTTGATGTCTTATCATCCAGATGATGAACCAAACGAATTGGTTTATGCCGACGAGGTTTTTGAAGGCGTAATTGATACCGACTACGCAATGGTTTTTATACAACGATTAAGCAAGTTGCATGAAGCCGCAGAAAAGTTAAAGAAAACAGACTATTACAAAGAATATGAGCAGCAGTTTGGTTTGATGGAAATGTTAAGAGTACGTGAAACTTATTATCGGAGGCTTAAAGATGGCACGTAAAAAACAAGGTTACAACGCACGTTTAGACGAGTCCCTTGGGGCAAGGAACAAAGGTAAAAAAACCCAGAGCTTAAAGTCTCGTCGAGATGAAAGCAAAGGCACAGAAAAAGCTATGGGAAAAAGAGCTTATTCTGCTGTGTCTACAATGGATAAAGGCAACAGAAAGATGAGTAAAGCTAAACCTAAAAGAGTTGTTAATTTAGGTAATGGCGGTCCTGTTGGGCGTAAAGCGTCATCTTCGTCGTCATCTTCGTTGACTTCGCAGCACAAACGCATGGCTATGGGAGAGAAAGTTCCACAAGGAAAATCTCCTGTCAGAATGCGAGGCGGGGGCGCTGCCATGAAAAAAATGAAAAGAGGCAACGGCCCTCTAAGGATGCGAGGCGGCGGCGCAGCAAAACGTAGGGGCGGCTAATGGCAACTTCGTCTTCCACTGATTTTGAGCTTGATGTAGCCGACTACATTGAAGAGGCGTTTGAACGGTGCGGACGCACCGTTCGTACCGGCTATGACCTCAAAACAGCAAAACGCTCACTTAATCTTTTGTTAGCAGAGTGGGCTAACAGAGGCTTAAATCAGTGGACCATCAAAGAAACAACAATAGATTTAGCGGCTAACATTCGGGTTTATCCCGGTGGCACTTTAACCATGAGCGTTGCGGCTACAGCCAACTTTTCTATTGGTGAAACTTTGACGGGAGGCACTAGCGGAGCTACGTGTCAAATTACAAGCATACCGAGTGCAACAAGTTTTGCCATAACTATTCCTACAGGGACGTTTTCTAATGGAGAAAACATCACCGGCGGAACAACAGGAACGGTCACCACTTTGTCCTCGGCTATCAATTTTGAAGATGTCAGAAGCACTATTGATTTTTTAAGTGCAGTAATACGTCGAGATAACACTGACTACTCTATTCCTCGCGTCAGTCGGGATGATTATTTAACCATTCCAAATAAAACAACAACGGGACGAGTAGATCAATTTTTTCTTAATAGGCTAATAACACCGCAGCTTGAAGTTTGGCCTACACCCGCTAATAACACGGATAAAATTATTTTTAACAGGCTGACGCGGATACAGGATGCCGATACGTTTATTAACACAATGGAAGTACCTTTTCGGTTTTATCCATGTTTAGCAGCAGGATTAGCTTATTATTTATCGTTAAAACTTGCTCCAGATCGAACGACCATGCTTAAAACCTTGTATGAAGAAGAGTTTATTGTAGCGGCAACAGAAGACAGAGATAGAGCCTCCTTTACTATTCAGCCTTCTATTGCTTATGCGAGGCCCATTTAATGAGCAAGTTTGCAGCCGGTAAATACGCATTAGGCGTCTCTGATCGCTCCGGCTTTGTGTACAAATTAAATGATATGCGCTTAGAGTGGACAGGAGCTTTAGTGGGTCCTGATGAATGGGAAAAGAAACAACCTCAATTAGATCCGCGCAAACATATTAGTGATCCGCAAGCTTTAAAAAATCCTCGACCCACTACTCCAATGGTTTTATCTATTTATGTAGGGGTTCCTTTGGTTGAAGACCCTAACTTGAGAAACCTTACTGCTTTTGGATTTGTAGGCGACGTTACCGTTAACACCAACTTAAACGATGTGACGGTTTCTTTAACTGGTCTGGGAGCTACGTCTAGCGTAGGGTCTGTCAGCGTTACGCCGACTACTACATACACAGTAACTGTGGCTAATCCAGGTTCGGGTAATAAGTTTTACATAGACGGCGTACAACAAGCGACTCTTAACTTAAACGAAGGTTCCACGTACAGGTTTGATCAATCCGACTCTTCTAACGGCTCTCCCACGCATCCTTTGCGTTTTTCTACAATAAGCGATGGTACATGGGGCGGCGGGTCGGAATATACCACCGGCGTGACTACAGCGGGCACACCGGGCACTTCCGGAGCTTACACCGAAATCGAAGTAGCTACTGGTGCGCCTACTTTATATTATTATTGTTCTAATCATTCAGGAATGGGAGGACAGGCGAATACGCCGTAAGATTATGGAACGTCGAGTAAATTTAGGTGCAGGTTGTCCTTTGCGTATGAACAAAGGCGGCGAAGCCAAAAAGTCAAAAGTTAATGAGGCCGGAAACTACACTAAACCCGGTATGCGTAAGCAGTTGTTTAACAGAATTAAAGCGGGTGGC